TCACAGTCTCCGCGGCGGACGTCATCGGCGGCGGCGTGTCGGGGTCGAATTCGATATCCACCGTGATCTCGCCTTCGTCCAGCAGATCGCCAGGCATCTTGGTGCGTGATACGGTGGTCCCGGCGTGGGTCGTGTCGATCACCGGCCGTTCGGCATCGCCGGCCGAGATCCCCAGGACCACGCCCGCATAGGCGCTGGTCGCAAATAAAATCGTTACTCCAGTTCCAACATCGGCCATGATATATTTCTCCGTTCTTCGTTAGGGGGCAGCTTGTTCGGTGTGCCAGATCCGCCAGTCGGTTTGCTGGCGGAACAGGCCCTCATCACTTCCGTCGCTATCTTTCTCGTATGTCTTGGAATCGCTGGTGATCGATGCGGATCGGATCGACAAGTCCGCGTGATCCGCGTAGGCCGCGGCCAGGCCGCGTAGCGAATCGCGGACGTGGAGATATAGATCGCGGCGCCCGTCTGGCGTGGTGGCGTAAATATCGACCTGGACCAGCGCGTCACGTAGGCCGCTGGCGCCCGCCTGGTTGGTTGGGTGATCGCCTGTGATCTCCGTCACGCGGATGGCCGGAAAAGTGGTGTCCTGGCCGAGTCGATCCACGCGGATCCGTGTTCCCACCAGCGCGGCCACATCCACGTCCGCCAATAATCGCGCGATGATAAGTTCGTCGATCATGTTTTTAGCGCGGCCGCCTTCTTGATCCCCGCGGCCAGCTTCGTCCTCACCGCCGCGTTGGCCGCGGCTTTGTTGTTATGTATCGCCGGACGTAGGAAGGCCTGTGGCCCTTGGTAGACGGTGCCGCCTTCCACCAGGTGGCCGTACCTGGCCGGATCGCGGCGCGTTCCTTCGTCATCGGTGAATCCGAATCCGGTCCGTGGCCCGACGATCGCCACCACGGTGGCCTGGCGCTTGTAAACTTTCATCCTCACCCCGATGGACTTCTTCAGGGTGCCGGACTCCACCGGCGCCGCGTTTCGCGCGGCCTTTACCACCGGCTTCGATCCGGCCTGGACCGCCTGGCGTAATAGTTTTTTCTGGACTTTATCGGCCAGGCGCTTCAGGTTGCGCTTCAGTTCCCGATCGCCCTTGACGGTGGCCATCACATCGCCTCCTTGCACATCAGGACCAGCTCGCGGCGGCGGCCTTCTCGATCGATCACGCTGGTGATGTTTAGCGTCCGCGTTCCATAGCTGATCCGCATCTCGGCCGTGATCGCCGCGATCCAGTGGAGTAGGACGATATGGGTGGTGATCGCCTCGATCTTCATTCCCCGCCACGCTTCCACACCTTGGACTTCGGTCACCAGCGCCGGCACGCCAGCGTGGGTGGCATTCCAGTCCGCCACCGGTTCGTTCGATCCGTCCGTGGTGGTCGGTTCGTTCGTCTCGATCGTGATCCTGTGGCGGAGCTGGCCGGCGCGGATAGGCATCAGCGGTAATCCCCCGCGGCGAACATTGCCGCCAGATCGTTCGCTGTGTTGGGCACCGCGGTGGCTATCGTTCCGGCCACCACTTCTTCGCGGTTGGCATACCAGTGGCCGATCATCAGCAGCATCGCCTGGATCGCGATCGATGGCACCGCGGCCGCGGATCCATACCCTAGTGAGTATTCGATCCGCACCGCTTCTGGATGTTCGCGCGTGGTGGGCCAGCTTTCGCCATAGGCCGGTTCTACGCGGCCTGGTTGCGTGGCCTGGCTCACCACGTATTCGGATGCGGTGATGGTCTGTTCGGCTCCGTCCGCGTCCAGGTACTTGATCGCCGATACACTGATCAGCGGTGACCCTTCCAGGCGGATGGACCAGGTTGGAAACTTGGGCAATAGCAGACGGACGGATCGATCGCGGACGCGCTTTCCATCGGCCTGGATCTCTAGGCGTTCACGTGCCGCCACGATCAGGCGCGCCAGATCGGGGTCGTCATCGTTATGGAATACGTGGCAATGGGCGCGGGCGACAGGTACGGTGATCGCTTCCGCGGATCCGGTGACGGTCCCAAGATCGATCAGCGTGTTCATCGGTTAGGATCTCCGCGGTGGTCACCAGGTGGCCGCGTTGGCGGTGGTTAGTTTCCCGCGGCCGGTTCGGTGGTCTTCGCTTCGGCCGGTTCCAGGATCCCATCGCGGACCAGGGGCGCGGCGGTGGTGGCGTCCAGTTGGATCCGCGATCCTGGACGGTTGCGACAGTAGGAACGGCGGACGATATATTCGCCATATTCGCCGGACCTGGTGGACGTGGCCGCCTTCGTGGCGGTCTTTCGTTTGGCCTTGGCCATTGCGTGGGACTCCTTCACGGTGGGACAGAATAAAACGCCACCAGCGGCGGACCTGGCCGCCACTGGTGACCTGTGGCCAGTCCTTTAGACTCGCAAGATCTGATCGCGGCCGCGTTCGGCGGACGTGATCGGCATCTCCTTGGCGCGGGACAGTCGCGCGATAATTGCGACATATCCGCCCACCGTGCCATCGTCCACGGTGCACACCACATCGAGATAGCGCTCACGGCCGCGTAGGTCCACCTCGAAGGTGAAGACCTTGTTATCGTCCGTGGCGGATGGAACAACACTTAGTGATCCATCGATATCCGTGGACGTGCCAAACACTAGGCCGGTGACGTCCGCGTAGGCATCGGCCACCGCGTCATCGTCGGACTCTTGCACCTTCAGGACGGTGATCCCGATATCGGTGGCGCCTAAGATCACATCGATCGTGCAGTAATCGAAGTCCTTGGTGTCGATCGCCGTGGTGGCGGCGCTCGCGTCATCGATCAGCGCGGCGGGCGCGGTGACGATAACGGTCTTTTCGGTCTGTTCGTGGTTCACGGTTTTTCCCCATTGTTGGGTTGGTTGGTTGGTAAAGCGGCTGCGCTCGAGATCTCCGCGTGGTTTAGGCGGCGGACTTCACCAGGACCAGCGCACCAGCGGCGGTTCCCGTGCCACGTTCGTGGACGTTGATATCGAATCGCTGATTGCCACGGATGGCGATCTGGTCCGATTCGAAATCATTGTGTTCGCTGGTGGCCAGCGTGAATCCGCGGCGGTCGCCCACGGTGGCCCCTTGGCGTAGATCACCGATGATCGCCTTCGGCGCGGACGCATCGGTCCCCAGGGTGGAGTTCATCACCTGGCTGGTGATCACCGGATATCCCAGGAACATCTTCTGGCGTGTTCCATCGGCCAGCGTTTCCGTGGTATTGCCACCGGCCGCGTTCATCAGGCGCGCCATGGAAGCCCAGTATCCGGCCTTGCTGATATACCACTTGGCGTTCCCTTCGGCATATTCTGGCAACTTGCCCACCGCGCCTTCGAAGTCCGCCAGGTCCAGCGTTTCAAAACTATCGTTTCCGGTGGCGGCGCCCTTGATCGATCCCGC